TGCTTTATCGGGAAGTCCTGGAACTTCTACTTCAAATTTATTAGGTCTAGCGCCACCTAAAAAATTAGCTTTGAAATCTTCTATATTAAACATAATTTATTCTCCTTGGTTACACGGTATAGGGTGAAGAAACTATTTCTTCAAAATTTACCGTTGCTTGAGTTGCATTAAAATTCAGTCTAATCCATTCAGCGCTCTGAGCTGGTTTAACATAAAAATCAGCTAACATTGTTTGAGATGCAATTACATCACCAGTATTATTTGTTTCATCGCAAATAATCATATATTCTTCAATGCCACCAAGACCTTGAACTATTCGGAATATTGGTTCAACATCTGCAACAAAACGTCTTCTTTCAGTTGCTGTGTTTTTCTGGAATTGATAATATCTAGAAATGTCAACTGCATTCTTTTGAAGTAATATGAATAGACCACGAATATCAACTCTTGAAAATAATGATGAAGAAGAAGTTTTAAGAGTTTTTTGTCCAAAAACAACATGTCCAACATTTTTCAATGTATAAATTGGATTAATTGCAACTGGATACATCTGATCGCGATAACCTTCAGATGGATTAATTGCTAATTTAACGCAATTTTTAATTAAACCACGATTAACACCAGCTGGAGCTTCCCATGCTTGGCCCGCTGCATAAATACCAGCAACATCACCAGTTATCGGAACCCAAGCATATTCATCATTATATCTATCATATTGATATTTATAGTTGCCATAAAATGCTGCAAATGATGAATCTTTATTTAATGTTGTTGTAACATAAGTAATCATATTGGCAATAGCAGTTGCCATAACAATATTAACAACATCAGCTTTTTTTGGACCAAAAACACCACGCGAATCTCTTCGTGTATCAAGAATTTCATCAATAATATGAGCTGCTACAGTTTCACCATCAGCAATATCAATACAACCAGATTCAAAAATTACATCGATATCAATTTCTTCTTTATTTTCAAAAAGATCATAACCATCCATATAATCGCTTGCTTCTGGTGCAACGTGAACACCTTGCGCCAAACTTGTTGAGACTACTGAATTGACTGTTGAGATAGTGCTATTATCATAAACATAAATATAATTTGAATATTTGTTTAAATATGTTTCAATGTAATAGTTTTCACCACGATAATTCTTAGCACCCGGAACTAATGATACAATATGCTTTTCAACAATTCCGCCATTTAAAAGAACAGCAACAGCAACTTCAGTTGTAGTTGGTGCAAATTCAAAATTGGCTTTAAAAGTAGTTGTACCAACGATAAGTGCATTAGCAAAATTAGTTGAATTTGAAATTGCAACTGAAATGTTATTACCATAAACACCAGGATATTTTGCTAATACTTTAAACTTAACATAATCATCATCAGCAACAACGATTTCATGATCAAGATTTTTCTTGAGCATTGTAAATGGGTAAGTTGTAATATCATCAACAATAGTTGTAATTGATGCAGTTTTTGGAACTGATTCACCATCAGTTATATCTTCTTCTTCTTCAAAAATTCCTGAGGTAACATCCACTATTAAGCTGGTGATAAGACCTTCAACATCAACCTTAACAACAACGCCAGTGGCCAAACTTGTTACACCGCTAATAGCATCTCCAGCAACAAATTCGCCAACTACTGATTCAAGAACAAAAGTTTTAAGAGCTTTTGAGAATAATGCAATACCAGCATTAGATGAACCAGCTTCTTTTATTGCTCTTACAAGATACAATTTATCATTATAAGATAAGTAATTAGCTGCGCAAAACCAGTCTCCGCGATTAAGAGCACTCGGTGGATTAAAATTTTGAACCAACGTCTTTTCTTCATCTACAAAAAATCTTTCACCAACGGGACCCCAGTTAAAGTTGCCAACCATAGCGCCAAACCTATTTGCAGTTTGTCGGCTAGGCGATAAAAAATCTCTTTCATTTACATCTATACTCGGTGATAATCCAAAGCTCATATAATAAACTCCTTCTTTTTAAAAATCATCATCATCATTTAAAATATTCAAATCTATATCTACAGATCCATTACAGATAAATCCAATAGGTAAAAAATCAGCTTCTATCTTTTCTTGCATTCTACTTTTATTATTTACTAGATCAATTGAAATCCAATTTTCGAGATTAGCTTTCTTTGATATAAAATAAGAAAAAATAACTAATGGCGTTACCAAGTCGTCGTGATAACCGCTATCAGCTTCATAAGAATTTTTCTTCTTTACATATTTACTTATTTCTGATATAGTTTCAAAATCTTGCAAAATGAAATTTTCATTTTCGATATTGCCTTTCAAATAACTATTTCCAATTAATTTAGTCTGTTTTGTCATTTTAATTCCGAAATCATCTGTATCTGACTCAAAAAAGACGTTTTCATTTTCATCTTCATATACGAGTCGATTTAAAACTTCACGTCCATAAGTATTAGATTCAACGATACACAACGCATCATTATAGTATTTTGCCATTTTATCTATAATAATGTCAAATTCATTTGTTTTAACTTCATTATCTCGATATGTTGCTACTTGTAAAAATTTATTATTTGTCATTATTTGAAAAACTTGGCATGTGCTATAATCATTACCAACACCTTCTGATACGTCAGAAATTATGATATATTGATTATGTTCTTCTGGCTGATTATAGATTAAAAACTTATCATCAAATCTCGATTCTAAGATTATTGATGGTTTTAAATTTTCTAAAGCTTCACCTTCGACAAGAGTTCCGCCCGAGCCAGTAAAATAGCATTCATATTCTTGACGCCATTTTCTTAATCCTTTTGCTCCGCCGCCCAGAGCTTGAATAGTTTTTACTCTGTATTTATCATCACGTCCAGGAACTTCATTCCACTTGACTCTAAATGGAACATATTCACTTTGTTTATTTGAAGCTAATACCCAAAATTGATAAAAATGATTATAGCCTTTTGGTGTACTGGTTATTATAATTTGAGCAGATTTAACTGCTGATATAGAAGGATAAACTGCAGTATAAAATTCTTCCCATAATCCTTTATCGATTATGGCTGCTTCATCTAAATAAACTATGCTTGCTGTATCACCTCTGTTACCACTCGAAGAAGTTGATTCTGCATATATATTTGTATTATTTTCAAAGCTAATTTGCTTTTTATTCCATTCAGTTATACCCTGCTTTAACCAAAATGGCAGATGCATATACATTTCTTTAAGCTTTCTTAGTGTTTTCTTAGCCGTTCCTTCCTTGTTCGCTACAATAATGATATTTTTATAATCATGAAACAAACCGACCCAAAGAAGATATGCTATTGTGAAAATTGATTTACCACACTGTCTTGGGGCCATTACAATTATTCGTTTTTCTTTTTTGTATAATTTGGCCATTTCCATTTGGTATGGATACAAATCAAACGGAATAATTCTACCCTTATCAGAATCAACAATTTTAATATACTTAACACAAAAATAAACGAAATCATCCATACATTTTATGAGCTCTTTTATTTGTTCATCAGAATATTCTATTTCAACATCTGGGGCGCGAAGCTTCGGATTTCCTTTGAAATAGTTCTTATCATCGATGTATGTTTTTTGTTTCGTTTTTTTCATATAAAAATGTGGCGTATAACAACTAAGTTAAACGCCACGAATAGAGGTATTACTATATAGAATTTAATTTAATATTTCAAATAAAAACTCTGATTTATTTTCTGCTGTCTCATAGTCTTTTTTGTCTATCTTTTTTTCATTCCATATATAAAACTTTTTACTTGATTTTACTTTTCCTTGAGCCAAATCACTTTCAAAAAGTTCTTCTAATGTGGCATCATTCTTAGGTTCCGTTACAATCTTTTCGCTTTCATCAATACTATTTACTAATTTTTCTGATTCAACTTCTTTAACAATTTCTATACTTTCATTCACAACTTCTTCTTCTTTAACTGGAACACGTTTAAAATACTGTGGAAATTCATCTGCCATTTTTGTGGGCAATTCAACAATATCTCCAAAGATATGAAATCTTTCATTTCGTTTATAGTCAAAATTCCAATCGACCATTTTCAAATTATAATATTTTGCTTTTCTCATTACTTATCTCCAAATATATTAGGTTGCGAGCTATTTAATATACCAGTTATTTCTGTATCGATTTCATCATTTTCAGATTCAATATCAGAAGTATCAAGTTCATTAAGAGAATCAATTTCGTTAATATCAGTATCAAGTTCTTCGTGTGAATAATCATGCATTCTGGTTTGAAAAGTATATTTAGTTGGCTTTCCCATGTGCATAAATGGATCATCTTTATCAGAATGGAATATTTCCATTAACCAATTTCCAGCTGGAACATAGATTAAATCACCTTCTACTGGAACCAATGAATCAGTTATTGATTCAAATTCGTCAATGTTTATTTCGAATGTTGCTTGATCAGTTATGGTTAATCCAAAGTGACCAAACATATCTCCTTGGCCGCCAAATTCACTAAATGAAGTTAAATACATAATCATTGGATATGTATCATTAAATTTAGCCAAAACATCTTCACCTAAGATTAAATCAACTTTCTGCTCGATCTTGGGCAAATAGACAACTTCTATTCCACGCATATTTATTATTTCATTTTGCAATGAATTATACAGATTAAAATCTGCTGTCCTAAAATTAAAATTATGAGGATATTGTGCCATTTTATTTTATCCATTCGAATACATAATTTCCGCAATCATAAATTTTACGGTAATTATTATTGTACATATTTTCTGTTTCAGTCAATTCCTTATTATATACTGATAAAATATTTTCCAATTTGTGTTTTTGAAATTTAATTCTAGATTGTAAATTTAGCTCGGGCAATTTAAAATAAAAATAGTTTGGCAACGTCTTATCAATTTCCGAAAATCCAATATGTCTATATAAATTGCCATCTGACCACCTTCTGTTAGCATAGCTAATAACAGATAATGGCTTATAATTATTTATAAAATATTTGAATAGTTTTGATGCTCCACCAACGATATTTAATCCTTGTTTAGAGCAAAACCTAATTAATTCATATTCATATTTTTTATTATATCTAGACTTACCAAACGTCATAAGCGAAACTAACTCATTATCATAATATAATCCGATTCTAGTTGATGACATACAAGATCCTTGAAGATGGTTATTTTCAAGAAATTTATATGATGTATCATAATCAACTTCTTGGATTTTGCATTTTCTCGCATAGATTCTTTGATTCAACCCAAGTTTTGATTTAATAACAGATTTCCAAATGTCCGGCTTTTCTAACCACTCATTTTCAAAGATGTGCAATAATTGAATACCTTGTTTTTCGCATTGCTCAGTTTTATACAAATGATTAAATTTTTTACTAGATTCTAATTCATAATTATTTAAAACAGACCAAGCATTTTTTCCAAAAGAATGGTATGCCAAGCCATCATATTCGATAGCCATATTATGATCTTTAATTAAAATATCTAATTCCAAATTATTTAAAACTGAATAATCATTATTCATAGCATAAATATTTAAAGATAATAACCAATCATATATTAAGTTTTGCGTTCGATTTCTTTCAGCTTTTTTTGCTTCTATGATGTTGAATAATTTTCGTGTAATGTGAGCGCGCGTAAGAGAGCAATTAAAATAATTGCAAAAATCGTCAAATATAAAATACCCATCTTTAATAAAATGTTCTCGGATAAAATCCTCATTATAGTTTTCATAATTAGTAAAATTTATTTGTGTGTGACTGTTAAAACCATATTTGATGAAATTATTATCTCTAATTGTTTGTTTGATTTGATCAGACAGCATCGGATTTTCAACACCATATTTCTCAATCATGCTCTCCTTTATTTTCTCTTGAATTTGTTCTGAAGTGAAAGAGCATGTTGAATTGTATTTTTGTAAAAAAGTATTCAAAACAGCTTGTTTTCTTTGATCTGTCTTAGAATAATGATCAACACCATATTTATCTAGCAACGTCTGTTTAATTTTATATTGAACTTCTTTATTTTGAAATGGTGATTCTACACCATATTTATCCATACTAGTTTTTTTAATTTTATCTTGATATTCTTTTGTTTTAGAATAATGATCGACGCCGTAACGTTCAAAAATTGTATTTTTTGCTTTTTCGCGATTAACATAGTTTTCATCACCATATTTCTCTAACTTTGTTTTCTTTATTTGAATTTGACCTTCTTCTGTCTTAGAATAATGATCAACGCCATATTTCTTTAAACATGTTTGTTTAGCTTTTTCGCGATTAACATAGTTTT